TCAAAATCAACCCCATCAGAATGGCGGAAAAACGGTGCTTCTGTTGCGTATGTCAAAAAAAATACCTGGGACCTGGGGGAGTTCATTCAGTGGTGGGCGGAGAATATTTATTACCCCAAAGGCAATGATGAGATTGCAGGGGCGCGGGAAAGATGGGAAAAAGCCAGGGCTGAAAAGTTGGAAATTGAAGTTGAAAAAATGCGCGGTGATTTATTACCCCGGGACGAAATGGAAGCGGCACTTGTGGAACTCATCACATTGGCTAAAAGGGGTTTCATGATTCTGCCAAAGTCGGCACCGGCGATTTTGTACGGCCAGACGGAAACGGAAATGATGGCCACACTTGAAAAAATAGTTTTGCAGGTTTTAGATAACATGGCGAGAGGTGCCACGGTTGGGGCAATCGAGAAAAAGATTAAAGCCTAAAATTACAATCCTTTTGTTTTGCTGGGTGGTTTGGCGCCCTCAGTTGATCCAAACCGTTTCGGAGTGGGCCGAAAAACGCCGGGTGATGAGTAAATTTGATTCACCGGACGCGGGGCTCCCCTGGAACCATGACAAGGTTCCGTATGGCGTTTTTATTATGGATCTTTTTTCATCCTACTTTTTGCGGAAACTGGTTTTGAAATGGGCGACCCAGACAGGAAAGACGAATATCATGTTGAATTGCATCGGCTACACGATGGACGAACGCCCGGGGCCGTGCATGATCGTCTACCCAACGGAAAAGACCGTTGAAAGGGCATCCAGAACAAGACTCATGCCGATGATCAATGCTTGTCAGACGTTAAGGGAGAAAAAAACCCGGCAGTGGACGGTTGATGAAAAGCACTACCAGGGGGGTGTATTGTATTTGGCATCTTCACAATCGGGGTCTGAGTTGTCATCGGCGCCGATTGAGGTAGCTGTGGGTGATGAGTTGAAGGATTGGCCGGCATATACTTCAGCGGGGAAAGGCGGGGACCCGGTAAAGTATTTGGCAGATCGTCAAAAACAATTTCCCTACACGAAAAAATTGTTGCTGGTTTCTTCACCGGCAATGGAAGACGCGCCGATCAACAAACACTATCGATCATGCGAGGTTTTGATTTTTTTTTGGGTCCCGTGTCCATACTGCGGTGAAATATTTCAATTCGAATTTAATCAAATCAAATTTGGGAAAGAAAATTGGCATGGAAATTTGGCTGAAATATTGAAAAGTGATGACCCGAAATATTGGCGTGAGGCCAAAAAACATGCTTACTACGAGTGCCCATTGTGCAAAGGTGTAATAACGGATAGACAAAAACCTAAAATGCTCAAATGTGGGCGGTGGCTGGATGAAAATAAACAGGAAATACCGGATGATGTTGAATCAGTGGGGGCGCATTTATCGAGCATTTATTCACTGGATTTGAAATTTGGAGACATTGCATATGAGTTTTTAGAGTCCAGCCGGGATCTTGAAAAGTTGATGAATTTCAAAAATGGGTGGCTGGCTGAGGATTGGAAAGTTAAAGCTCAGGACCTGGCATCAACGGACGTCTTAATTCGAAAATGTGATTTACCGGTTTCGATGGTTCCAGATGGGGCCGTGGCGCTTACATGTGGGATCGACGTGCAGAAGATGGGTTTTTATTATACCGTTTGGGCCTGGTCTTTGGATATGGAGTCCTGGTTGATCGATTATGGGTTTTTGGTGACCTGGCAGGATGTGGGTGATTTGGTTTTCTCCTCTCAGTATCAGAGGAAAAGCGGGGACGGTGTTTTGCCGATCTGGCGGGCTGCAATCGATACAGGGGGTGGGAAATATGAGGAGGAATGGTCGAAAACCGAGGAAATTTATACATGGTTGCGTAGCAATGGTCGGGGGGTTGTGTGGGGAGTCAAGGGTATCTCAAGGCCACATCCTTCGAAAATTCACCATAGCATTATTGATAAAATGCCGGGGAAGTCCGGGGTCGTGATTCCTGGCGGGATTATCATTTTTTTGCTGGACACAGGGAAACTAAAAGAGGACTTTTTTTGGCGCTTGACGAATACCGATACAGACCCACAACCGATGCATTTTCACGCTGATACGGGGGAGGATTTTGTCAAACATGTTTTGTCAGAGGAAAAACGGCGGAAAAAAGATGGGTCATGGGAATGGGTTCAAATGAGCAAAGATAATCACTGGCTTGATGCGAGCTTATATGCTCATGCCGCGGCTGATCCTCAGTGGGGGGGTGGGATTAAACGGTTTGCGCGACGTCCGGCAAAGGCGTTGCCCCCTAAGAAATCGAAGGATAAGAGTTTTTTGAATGGGTACAAGCGGCCGGGGTGGTTGAACAGGTAGCTACCATGTGGAACGAAAACAAAAATTATTCTACTTCAAATGGTCGGTTCCGGCATTTCGGCCGTAAGTGTGGAATAACGTACTCAGTGTCTGAAACCGCTGAGCTGTTTTCTGTTCACAAGCAGACCGTTTTAAAATGGCTTCAGGCTGATGATGGCGCGGCTGTTTTTTCATCCGGGGATTGGTTCAGGCTTCCCGGATCTGGCCATATCAGGATCAGGGAAGCGGCCATTTTGAGACTTCAGGAAATTTTTTGATGAAATTAATTACCAATTCCGTTAATTTTTGGCCCATCAAAACGCCTTCTATCGCGCACGCGGCTTTGAATTTTCTCCACGTTTCATCGTCAATGCCGCGTATTGTACGCGGTGGGGTTTGTTTTTTCATCTTGGTTTTTTCTCCTTTCAGGGGTTAGTGGTTCAATGCTTCAATCCAGTCTTGGCAGAGATATTTTCCTTTGACCCCATTGTTGCGTACTTCACGCACTCTGATTTGGGTGAGCCCCATTTCGCGGGCAAGGGTTTTAATTGTTTTTTGGTTTTTTCTCATTAGACCTTTAATTTCATGGGCTGATATCTTCATTCTCATCTCGCTTGTATCCTTTCCCTTTCCCCCGTTTCCGGGGTGTTGGTGGGTTAGCTCGTTAATTTTCGAAACCAGCCCATTGCATTTTTCCGAGTGCGCCCATTTGCCACATATCCGATTGCCGAGGCAGTTCTTCCATTGGCAAACCAGGTTCCAGATTGCGACGGCATATCATTGGGGACAACAGATGTGACTTGGGCGTGGGAATCGTCCCATTTGACCACATAAAATCGTTTTTGACGTATCGGCCCACCATCGGGGGTTAATTCATACACACATACGCCGTTTTTTTCTCTGATCAATTCTGTGTTGTCGTGTTTTTCATATTTCATGTTGTTCCCTCCCTGTTTGCGTTGTCGTTAATTACAATATATACATGTATTCACCCAATGTCAAGCTTTATTTTTAAAAAAAATGTATTTATTTCAACTTTTTTTCAATTTTTTTAAAAAAAATATCACCCAGTCTTCATAAATAAAGCAAGCATAGCAACCATTTTATCTTAACTAAACCCACTAAAACCGCCTAAACGTTAGAACCATACGAAACTGCACGAAACTGTACGATTCTGAAAAACACCCCATTGACTATCCTCATAAAAATCTGAATCATGAAAATCATATTTTTCCATCTCATCTCCTTCTTCGCGGGTTCCGGTCTGTTTCGAACCCAGACGATTCAGACCGGAATTTCCCGTCACAAGGGGGAATAAAAAGGGAATAGCCACATGGCTTTTACATCAACGGATTTGACAAACATCGAATCGGCCATTGTTTCACTAGCAACAGGTGAGCGGGTTGTGTCTGTTACACTTTCGGATGGGAAAACCATTCGATATTCCGAGGTTGACTTGCCGAGGATGCAAACTCTCCGTGATATCATTAAAGGAGATCTCGGTGTTGGGTGTATCCCGAAATTTAACAGATCTGAAATTAAGAGGTTTTGATGGATAATATTTCATCTGAAGTTCGGCAGAAATCTTTTTCCGCTCATTCTATTGCGGGTATGGCGGCGAGCGCTACGGCTGCGTTTCCCGTCATTTACGGTCCAAACAATAAACCGCTGTTGCCCGGCGCCCATGCATACCAACGAACAGCCGCAAAACGTGAGGGGTCCATGCACAAATGGATCCCAAAACGTTTATTTAGCCGACAGGCCGAATCTATGGAACGGGAGCGGATTGTTGAGAGGTCAATCGATCTCGTCCAATCTGATCCGCACGCGGCCGGGATTATTGAAAATTTTGCGACGACCATTGTTGGCCCAGGGCTTCAACCTCATCCATCGATCAATGGCGAATTGCTGGGGATTGGTAAAGAGGAGGCCCGGAAACTTCAGGCGCAACAACGGGCAATTTATACCGTGTGGTCTCCGTGGGCGGACGCTGGCGGGCGCATGGGTGATGGCGAAATTCAATTTTTGGTTCAGCGGTCAATCTTGCAATACGGTGAATATCTGGTAGTCCTCCCTATGCTGCAAGACACCGCACGTCCGTATTCGCTGGCATGTCAAGTGATTCACCCGTTGAGACTTAAAACGCCCACAGATTTAATGAGCAGGGGTGACATTCAGGACGGTGTTGAAATCGGATCTTATGGCGAACCGGTCGCGTATTGGATCAAAAAAGTTGATGTCAAGAAACCTCTTTCTTACTCATCGGATTCAAGCGCAAATTTTATGCGGATTCTGGCCAAAAAAGGCCATCGGTGGAACGTTCTTCATGGGTTTGTGACCGATGACCCAGGCCAGGTGCGCGGGATGCCGTTCTTTGCGCCTGCCATGAAATTTTTCAGGGACCTTTCAGATTATCTTGACGCTGAACTTGTTTCAAATGTTGTTACAGCGGCATTTTCCATTTTTATTGAAACTGGTGGACCTGATCCGGCTATGATAGCGGCCGGGATGGCGGACTATGCAGAACAAGATGCGGACGGGGATGATGTGCGATATGAGGAAATGATACCTGGCAGGATCATGTACGGGGCGGCCGGCCAGAAACCCCACACAATCAATCCGGACCGGCCCGGGAACACATTTCATGTCTTTGTCAAAGAGATCAAAAAAGCCTTGGCCCTGTCCTTGAACATGCCCTATGTGAGTCTTTTCAAGGACGTTGAGGGGACCAATTATGCCGGCATGAGATCCGCAATGTTGGACGCATGGCGGGTTTTTATGTATCGTAGGGCTTGGTTTGGGAAACGTTTCAACCAACCGAGATACACAATGTTGATGGAAGAGGCATATCTTCGCGGAGATTTAGATATCCCCGATTTTTATGAAAAAATGCATTTAGTTACATCCGCCCAATGGATTGGGACGCCCAAAGGAAACATTGAGCCAGTTAAGGAAATTCAAGCTGACATCCTCGCCATTGACAATAAACTCGATACACGCGGTGGCGTGATTACGGCTCGGGGAGGCGAACGGGGACAGGTTTTTGATGAGTTGGAAGAGGAAAAAGATGATTTGGAATCACGCGGTTTAGATGCGGCGGTTTCAACGGCTGTTGTGCCGGAGGATAAAGAAGATGGAAAAGAAGAAAACACCCAAAATTGAAAAAAAGCCTTGGTTTCAAATAGAGGCAAAAGCCGGGAAAACGGCTGAAATTTACCTTGATGGGCATATTGGAAAAGATTTGTGGACTGGTGAAGGGGTCAGTGCAAAAGAGTTTATCGACCAATTGAACGCTTTGAAGGGCAACAAAATCAATCTCTATATCAATAGCCCGGGTGGGAGTGTTTTCGAGGGAAATGCTATTTACAATGCGTTGAAGGCCCACAAAGCGGATGTTTTTGTCAAGATTATGGGCCTTGCCGCTTCCATTTCATCGGTCATCGCTATGTCTGGTGACAATATTGAAATGCCAAAAAATGCCATGATGATGATTCATAAATGCAGCGGGCTTGCGTTTGGAAATGCTGATGATATGAACAAAATGGCTCTTGCTCTCAGTAAAATGGATGATGGAATCACCGGGACATATCAGGACAGGACCAATATGGACCGATCAAATATTGAGAAAATGATGTCAGATGAAACATGGATGACGGCGGGCGAAGCGGTGGAATTTGGTTTTGCTGATGCAATTACCGAAAGTGTTGATATTCAAGCTTACCTTGATTCCGGCATTATGGAGCGTTTCCACAATGTCCCCGAACAATTCAAACAGACCGTGACCGTGACACAATCGGTCAATAGCGCAAGAAAGGAGTCAAAAAAAATGGAAATTAACTTGAAATTTTTGCAAGAAAATCACGCCGATATCGTTGAGAAGATCCAAAAAGAAGCCAAAGCCTCCGTGGATCTTGCTTCAGCCATGTCAGAAGGTGCCCAAACAGAACGGGATAAAATTTTGGCTCTGGCCAAGGTCCATTTCGGAGATGAAAAAGCCGAGCAATTTGAAGCGGTGGTGAATACTGGGGCCACGGTTGAGATGTATCAGGCAATGAAAGCGGCCATGCCGGCTGCGGTTGACCCTGAGCCGGGGAAACCTGACAAAATGGGCGAAATGCTCACAGCCATACAGAGCGCCGGCGCCGACAACCCGGGTATGGATGGTGGATCAGGTTCTGTCCCTGGAAATTTCACGGAAGCTTGGACCTCCATCAAAAACGAAACGGGATGTACTACGGAAGCAGCTATGAAAGCGGCAGTTCGTGATTACCCGGATTTGCACAAGCTGATGATTTCGCGAATCGATGCAGGAAACGCTTAATATTGGCGCATAGCGCCTATATAGGAGGATAAACCATGTATAACGAAGGTATTTTGACTTTCCAGGCCGGTGAGGATCTTGCAGCCCATCGGCGCGTAAAAATCGAGAGCGGTACCGTAACGACACCCCCTGAGGTGGTTTACGCGGATGCGGGGGAGCAAGCCATCGGCGTAACCGAGTTGGCCGTCAGTGACGGCGACAATGTGGCGGTGAAGGTTAATACCTTTCCGGGGTCTATTGAATGTGTTGCGGCAGACACCTTTTCCATTGGGGCCACCCTGTACGCGGCGGCTGACGGGAAGGTTTCCGATTCGTCTAACGGGTCCGCCATCGGCATTGCCAAAGAAGCAGCCACCGCAGCCGGGGATATTGTGGAATTCCTGGGATTTGGTGTTTTGTCCACAACTGCGGGCACTATTTCCGTGGCCGATGCCGGTAGCCTGATCACCGCGGCCACCGTGGAAGCGGCCCTGGCCGAAGTGTTTACCCATATTCAGTCCGCTCAGAGGTTCATCCCCATCCCCCTGGTGACCTGCATGGAATCGGATGCATCCAACGCCACCGCATTGACCGGCAGTACCACTCCGATTTTGGACATGGCCAACGGGGACACGGATTCTGGGTTGATTTTGACCTGGGCGGCCAGCAATTCCGATGCCATTATCTTCCAAACCCCGCTTCCGCCGGATCTGGATGTCGCATCAGACCTGGTGGTTCATTTCCGGGCAAAAATGGCGGGGTCTACCGATACCCCCACCATCGCCAGTGACGCCTATGTAAACGAGGGTGACACCAAGGTTGAAGATGTTTCGGCGGCACTGAGTGCGACTTACGCGGAAAAGACCATTACCATTGCCGCGGCTGATATTCCGGCAGGAGCACAAACCTTGACTGTGGAACTGACACCGGGTGCCCATACCACTGACATCCTGTATTTATCGGCCATTTGGGTCGAATATACCGGGATCACGTTGACCAGTTAATTTTGAGGCCGGGTATTTACTGCCCGGCCCTTTTTCAAAGGAGGATAAAAAATGCCTGCACCTACTCCAGACACAGCAATTCAGCGGCCGGATTTGGGGGCGCTTGTCTATGAATATTTAGAAACTGGCCCGGCCATGGGCTACATCGGCATGGAAGTGATGCCGACTTTTCCGGTCATGGAACAAACCGCTGGATATTCGGTGATGCCGCAAGAAGCATTATTGAAAATTTTCGATACCAAACGGGCCATGCGCGGCACTTACAACCGGTCTGATTATGAGTTTGAAAATGGTTTTTATGCTACGTCTGAAAATGGCTGGGAAGAGGCCGTTGACGACAGGGAACGAAAACTTTATGCAAACGCTTTTGATGCCGATGTGGTCGCTGTCAAACGAGCCGTAAACCATGTCTTGCGCGGCCAGGAAAAA